CCGTCATCTGGTGCTATGGCCCGGACGGGAAGGGCTGCGAGTGGCTCACCACCTACCTGACCGCTCAGGAGGCCGTCGACCTATTCGGCCCTCGCGCGACCTACAAGCAGGCGAGCCGTCGTCTTCGCTGCTTGAAGTGTGGCGAGTTGGGACGGCATGGGAAAGTCTCGATCCTGCCGTCGACGAATGACATGGCTGACATCCGGCGCGGCCTACCTCCCGGCACGACCGAGACGCGGCAGGGCGCGAGGCGGCTGGCTGATCGGGTGCAACCGTCATGAGCCGCACCGCTCATCGCGAGGCCCTCTCCCTGTTCGGCTTCACGCACCAGGACCGAGCGATGCTGCGAGCCATGGCGATCAAGGTTCGGGAGACAGGCCGAGGCTTCGAGCCCTGTCCGCTTGATGCACCTTATCTCGCTGCGGCCGTGCCACCCGCAAAGCGCCGGTTTTGGACGGGTCAGATGATCGGCAAGCTAGAAGGCTGCGCGATCCTGGTGTGGCCGAAGGAGCCAGCGGAGCCTGATCTGTTCGCTGGTGCATAGAAGGTGCGCCGCACCGGCGCGTTCGAAATCACACTTTGAAATGGAAATCCGGCGGGAAAGTGCTATTTTTACTAACTGGCCCGCATGGGCAAGCGATCAAACGAATAGAGCGTTTGCTCGTGCCACATTTTCCGCATCTCGTCAAGGTGCGAGGTGGTTGACACCGTCAAGGTCATGGGCACCTAGAATTACAGCGCTGACGGCTCCGTCAGCGCTTTTGCGCGTTATGTCACGAAAGGAGGTCGACGATGGCTACGCTTACGCGAACCCGCCTCACTGGCCTGTTTCGGCCTAAGCCAGCGCCGAAACCATCGAAGCGCATCTATGAGTATGCGAACGATGTCTACAAGAAATCCGGCGGCGCGACGCCGGAACTCGTGGAAGTTTACAAGCGCTACCTGGTCACGCAAAAGAAGACGTGATCGACCTAAACGACCTGCAATACCGGCCCCTGTCCGCTGCCTGTAAGATAGGGGCCTTTTCGTGCGGGCACGCTGATATCGACAAGTGGTTCCTAAAGAAATCTCACGCGGATCACAGCCACCGCCGCTCCCGCGTCACCACCATCCATGCCGGGGACGATGACGAGATCCTGGCGTTTTTCTCACTGAAAATCACCCTGGAGGAGGAAGCCCTCTTGGTTCGCGGCCACCCAATGCGGACATGGGCCATGAACCGAATGTTTCCCGCGCTGCATCTGGAATACCTAGCCGTCGCTAAGGCACACCAGGGCCAACAACTCGGCACAATCGTCATGGGGCATGTCCTGGATCTGTACCATGGCGCTGTGCAGAGCCTGGGGGTTCCCGTTCTTACACTCGTGCCGGTTGATGACCGCACCCTCCGCTTCTACGAGAGGCTCGGCTTTCACGCCTACGCTGAACACAAGGGGCGGCGGAACATGATGCTCCCCGGCGCTACCGTGGTAGACATGTTCGAGAAAGCCCGAGAGCAAACTTAGAAAAGCGTCGAGACGCGGTGGCGTCGGCGCCATAACGCCACCTGGGCCTCCGGCTCACCGCGAGCTGCGGCCACTGCTAGACCAGCTTCCGAAGGGCCCGCACAACTTCGCCCCTGCGCTCTTCTGGAAGGTCGGCGATTTGCCTCAAGAGCTGAATAACTCCTCGCTCAGCGAGAACGTCGGCGAGCCCATTGAACGGATCGTCCCTCCGACTTCCCGCGGGCAGTAGGGCCCCCGGCGGGATGTTCAGGACGCTGGCGAATTTGATCAATGTGCTGACAGCCATACGGCTCTGCCCGTGCTCGTACTTTTGGACCTGCTGGAAGGTCATGCCCGCACCTTCCGCCAGTTTGGCTTGCGGCATGTCGCGGAGAACTCTGACGGCCTTAAGCCGGGCGCCAATAGCTTCATCCACCGCACCGGCAAGCCGGCCAGCCTCTTCCTCCTTGCTGCTTTGCGAAGGTTTCCGGGGCGTTGCGCCGCCAACCCATTGACGGATGTTCAGGTTCGATCTGCGCACGCCACTGGTGGTGAGCAAGTCCAAAGCCAATTCTCGGACGCGCCGTTCAGCGTCTTTGAGGTCCGTCATCAACTCAGCGAGGATCGTCGCCGCGGCGTCGTCTAGAACGTCGTCATCGATCCATTTAGCGAGCAGAGCGGACAGGTACTCGGTGGCCTCAACGCGATGCTCGATATCGCTTTCTAGGTCCGGCATTCGTTGACGGTTCCATTGCTCTTGGTGGCGAACTCAGGCCCATCCGCCGATGCGGTTTATACTCAACGGCAAAGTGTAAATTCAATGCACCCACGAGGCGAAACAGTTTTGCAGGGGGCGGCTGCTTCGCTAGGCATCTAATCGAAGGCGCATCGATTGAAAGCTCGGTCGTCGATCCGCCTGAGGGGGCCGCGCGCATGGTTGCAGCGCGACCCCCTTCCTAGGCTTCGACAGGCGACTTGCAGGCGCCTTGCGAGGCCCGGGCCATTAAGAGGGAAGCCGCCCCCGGGGAAGGGAGCGGGCCAACTCTCCGATAAAATCGGACGATAGAAATGCCAACGACGGTGGCATTTGAAACTCCGATCTTATCGGAGTTATGCGGTCAGCGATTGGGCCGCCGGTTCGCCCAGATCGCAGCCGCGATCAATGGGCCAAGGGTCACAGCCGATGTGACCCCGAGGACGATGTAGAACTGCATCGTCACGTATCCGGTCGGCGCTTGAGCGGATCTTTCCACCCTGATCCGCCGCCGAGCCGCACCGCCCTGAACATCACCTCACGGCGCCAGGCCGGAACCCCGACAACAGACATCGCCTCACGAAAGATCATGTCCGCCTCCTTGCGGCTGTAGGTCTTGCTCGGGAGGACGCCGCCGCGGTCGTAGAGAAAGTCGTGGATGATCGCAGGGCGGGCCCACAGGCCGAGCGGGGGAAAGAGGTTCCAGAGGCCCCAGGGGATCGACGCGAAGTCCGTCTCGAAGCCGACCGGGACGCGGATCACCTCGTCGCTGTCCTCGGACCCGACGCGGTACTCCAGCGTCTCAAGCAGGCGGACGCAGTAGCGCCCTTCCCGACTGTCTCCGGCCTCTTCGACCCGGAAGCGCTCTGTGATGCGCGCAGTCACGGCGCAGGCGTCACCGGAGGACAGCGGACCGTCCCGTTGATCTGGCCGCCGCTGGACGGGTTCAGGGGGCCGACAGAGGCGCTGTAGGTCACCGTCCGCTCGCAGTGGGCGTAGGTCTTGCCCAGCAGCTCCAGAACCTCGACAGGCGAGGTGGACGCGCACGCGGTCAGGCTCACGGCCAGGAGGCCGAGGCAAAGCATCTTCAGCATGTGGGTGGTCCTTGCTGGCCTAGAGGCCGTTGGTCACGGGCGTGCCGGGGCCGCCCTTCTGGGTGAGCACCTGGCGGCGCATCCGGGGTGCGAACGACAGGTGGATGATCCCGCGCCCGCTCTCGTGGATCAGCTGGTCGAAGACTAGGGGCGACGCGGCGAGAAGCTTGGCCGCCTCAAGCACGCCCTTGCCGCTCGGGATGATGTCGGCTGCGAAGCCCAATGCATGGTCGGAGTTCGCGACGCCGCCGACGGCCTGGTTGACCTCCGGGTTGCGATAGCCCGACGTGATCTTGAGCGGTCCGCCCAGGATCGCCCTCGCCCACTCCAGGCCCAGCGCCAGGGTGCGCAGGTTCTGCAGGTGGTCGCCGGCCGGGGCGTTCTTCAGGCCAAGCCGGTCCGCGGCGTCAGAGCGGGTCAGCTCGGCCAGGGTGAAGTGGGGTGTGAGGTTCACGGCAGCACCCCGGGCGTTCTGGAGTTCCGCCGCCATTTCCAGATCAGATAGGCGGTCTGAACGACCATGAAGACGGCGGTCAGCGCGGCGACCACAATACTCAGCGCAACCTGACCGTCCGCAGCCGTCCAGGCCGCGGCTCCAGCTCCTGCCGTTGCCTTCCAGGCAGCTGCGCCGCTCTCTCCAATCAGTTCACGGGTCGTCATGTGTTGGGGTGCTCCAACGGCTAAGCGCGGCCTTGGCTGGCGCGCGCGGGGGAGGTGTGAGAATCTGGGGGCTATGGAGTTCGAGCCCGGAAGCCCGCTCTGGATCATGGCCGCCGCTGCTGGCGGCGGCATTTTGCGTCAGCTCGTCATTTGGCTGTGGCAGGACGTGCGCCCGAAGGCCGTGCGCCTACTGGCTGGAGACAACCGCTCCAGTAGCCGCCGCGCGTGAGACGATAGGCCGGAGCTTCTCGGCTTCTCGGAGCGCCCTCTGGGCCGCGGGCGGCATCTTCTTTTCTACCGCGGCCTTCGTGCCGCCTGAGGCGAAGAGCTTGAGTAGAGCGTCGATCTTTCGCTTGGTCTGAAGGTCGGCCAGGGTCTTAGATGCAAACCCCGCCGCGCTGATGGGAACGGTCGCGCCGCCTGACGCGCCCGCAGCGCCGGTGTTGAGCATCGCCGAGAGCCCGCCGGTCGTCGGCGACAGCCGCCCGAAGAGCCGCAAGGCGTCCTGCACCTTGTCGCCCTTGATGATCGCGTCGAGCGCAGCCTTCTCGTCAGGCTTTAAGCCAGGCTGCTTCTTGCGGACCTTGTCGAGCTCCTGCCTCAACGCGTTTTCGACGTTGCCACCGGTGCCCGTCTTGGCGGCCTTGAACTGCGCCTCTTCGACCGCGGTCTCGACCGCCTCGACCTTCTTGAGACGGGCATTCAGTTCGCGCGCCTGCTTGATCGCGCGGGCGCCGCGATCGCCATCGCCCGCCACCGTTCGGGGGAACTTCGCCGAAATGAACTCGTCGATGTTGGCGATGATCTTCGAGGCATAGCGGCGCTCAGCGTCATCGGCGGTACGACCGCCGATGTTCAGGCGGACGTATTGGCGCAGCTTATCCAGCTCGCTCAAGGTCGGCTCCTGGCCGGCTCGTCCCTGGATGTTCCGCAGGACCGCCGCGACCTTGGGCGTAACGTCCGCATCGACGTCCGCCAGATCGTCCGTGATCCCGTCGACCAGGTCGCGAAACCCGCTGCGGGCGAAGCGAACGCCCTCATTGTCGACAGCCTGGTAGGCTGCGTCCTTCGCCTTCTTGAGGGTGGCGGTCGTCATGATGCTCGGCGACTTGCCCGTTAGGGCGCGGACGCGACTCCCGAGTCCGCTCATGAAGAGATCGCCGAGCTTGCCACCGATCCCGCCAAAGAGGGTATCGCCGATGAGGCCCGCAGCGTCGTCATGCTCGGAGAGCATCGCACCTGACATCATGCCCGACGTCACGGGGCCGCCGGGGATCATGGCGCTAAGCGCGAGGTTGCCGGCGAACTTGCCCGCCTTCCCCGGCGCGAGGCCGGTCGCCTCGGCCTTGTCCAACTTCCGCTCGGCCTGGCCCAGCAGATAGCGCGCAGGTAGGGCTACCGCCTGCAGCATACCGCCCGACGGCGACGCCAGATTAAACGGACTGAACGGGCGCTGTTTCGTCAGGCGGTCCTCGGTCCTGGCCAGCGGGTCGGCGATGCCTCGAAGGAAGCCTAGGGCCTGGGACGTCTCACGTTCGGGCGCCTGCTTAACTTGGCCGTCGAGCGTGATGTACCAAGATCCGGGCTCCGGTTGGTCGTCGGCGGACTGCATGACCCGCGGGAACGCGGCGGTGCCGACATTCTCGTCGCTGGGGTTGAGCTTCCCGGAGGCGGCAAGGGCGTCGAGCGCGGCCGATTGCGCCGGGTTCAACAGCTCTCCTGTCAACGCGTTCGCGTACCGCCCACGGGGCTGCGGCGAAGGGGCTGGCGGCTCAGACGCCGCCCCGCCAGCTAACGTGTCGACATAGTCCCGCGTCTCGGCGAACGGCGGAACGCCGCCGTGCTGTCGCACCGCACCCGGTCCGGCGTTGTAGGCGGCCAATGCAAGGCGCTCGTCTCCACCGAAGGCGTCGAACTGCTGCTTCAGATAGCGGACGCCGCCACGAATGTTGTCGTAGGGATCGTCTGGGTTCACGCCCAGCTCGGCCGCGGTGGCAGGCATGAGCTGCATCAGTCCACGCGCCCCCTTCGGCGAGACGGCTCCGTGGTCGCCTGCGCTTTCCTTCTGCATCTGGCGCAAGACGAGATCCGGGTTCAGCCCCGCGGCCTGTGCCTCCGTGGTGGCGAAATCTTCGTAGTCCCAGCGCTGCGCGCCGCGAACGGCCGTCGCCTCGTCCGGCGCGTCGATATCGACCTCGTCGCCGCGCGGGGTGCGAATGGTGAAGATGGGCATTACTGCGCCCTCCTGACGCCGACGACGCTATATCCGCGCCCTTGGCTCGCCGATGCGGCCGGCGGCGCAGCAGCGCGCGCGCCCGCCCCATACTGCGTCTCGTAGGCCGCCTTTCGCGCCTCGCGCGCCGCTGTCAGCTCCTTCTTGATCGCTTCCAAGTTTCGGCGAAGCTGGCCTTGGCTCTGTCCTTGGTCGATGGAGCCGAGCACCGATTGCAGAATGGCGTTTTCACGCTCAGTGACGTTGCCCAGCGCACCGCCGGTTGGGGAGTTGGCGCGCATTTCGTTCAGCTTGTCCAAGCCGACGTTGCCCCGGATTGTGTCGAGGGTGGCAGCCAGGTTCTTCGCCGGCGATCCTGGGACGCCGGCCGTAAGCGACATGGGTCCCGCGGTCAGATTGTTGATCTGCCCCAAGGCTTCGTCGATCTTCCCGAGGACGATGTCTGTGGTGCGCGCTTGCGCGTTGAGAGCCGATCGAGCTCTGGGCGCCAGCGCTGCCCGGTCAACCGCCGTGCGCGCTGTCCCTTCCTGTTCGATCCTCGCGCCGGGGGTCTGCGTGCGCCCAATACCTTCCGCTCCGGGGCCAGCGTAGTCCCGCCCTCGCATGTAAAGGGACGCTCCGCTCTCCGTGGGCACGTTGTACAGGGTCTCATCGACACGACCGCCGGCTTCGGCCGCCGCTGCGTCGCGGATCGCCTGGAGCGATCCGTCCATCATCTGCCAGCCGATGTGCTTGCCGTCCTGGTCGAAAGTCGGGCGCGCGCCCTTCGTTGGCGGCTCGCCGTAGTATCGGCCGGCGTTCTTCGGGTCCTGCATGTCGACGGTGAAGCCGTTGACGTTCGACAGGTTGACGCCCACGCGGTCGCCCGGCTTCGCGCCGCGCTTATCGACGGCCACGCCATTCACGAAGTCGATTTCCGGCTGCACCTTGTCGAGGATGCCGACCATGTCGCCCACGCCTTTGTAGCCCCTAAGCGCGCCCTGCATCAGGTACGGCGCCAGGTCTCGGAGCGAGGTCGTGGAGCCCGTGGACGCGGGCACAGCGTTGCCGGCGCCTTCAGCCTGCGGACCACCAGGAAGCCCGCCCACGAGCCCGCCCCCGGCCTCCCCGCCCAGCCGGCTCAGAAAGCCCTGTTGCCAGTCCCGCTCGGCCGCCTTGGCGGCGCGCTCCGATAGGAACTGCTGGGCCCCGAGCACGGTTTGCGGGCCCTCGCCGTTGCCGAGGTCGTTGAGGAGCGCCCCCAGCAGGAAGAGCTTGTCGGAGCCGGACCGCGGCTGCTGAGAGGGCAGCGTGATCTGCGGCTTGGGAAGCCCTTGGTCTGACAGTCGACCGAACATCGCCATCTTAAGCCCTCGCGTTCTTCAGAGCGCCTGCGCCCAGCGAGAGCGCCGTCTTCGCCGCGCCGGCTCCGGCTCCCAGGCCCAGCAACGACGCGCCGCCGGTGAACGGCGCGAGGCCCAGCGAGCCGAGACCCATGGCCAGCGTACCAAGGCTTTGCAGCAGGCCGCCGCTTTGCTTTGAGGTCGTGGTGGAAGTGCCCTCCTGCGTCTGCCCCTGGAAGAGCTGGAGCGGGAGGCTCCCGATCAGGCCAGTACGGGCTTGCAAGGCCGTGATCGGCGACATGCGAAGCGCCTGGTCGACCTCGCGCTCGGTCGCGCCAGCGCCCGCCATGGTGGCGATGTTGGCGCGCTCGTTGGCGTCGCGGTCCATCATCAGGCCGGCCTTGGCCATCATGTCCTGAAGCGAGAGCTGCGCGTTCGCTTCGCTCGCCGACTGGCGGCGCTGGGCGTCCAGATTGGAGAGTTCGGCGGTGCGCGTGTAGCCCTGGTCGCGCAGGTTGGCGCCCAGGGACGCCCTGCCGCGGCCAAGGGCGTCTCGAGCCTCCGCAACAGCCAGCGCCCCGCCCGAGCCCCCGAACTTCCCGCTCCCGGCCATGTCCAGCGTGAGCTGGCTGAGGGTCTTGTCGCGGTCGGCGTCGAAGTCCGCCATCGCGGCGCTGATGACGTCGCCTTCGTAGCCCGACTTGTAGCGGTCCAGGCCGTCGAGGAGGCTCGCAGCGCTCACCGAGGGTGCGCTGGAACTGAGGGCCTTGTTGAACCAGTCGTTGTCGACCCCGAGCTTGTCGGCGCGCGCGAAGGCGGCGTTCTCACGGTCGGTAAGCGGCGCGATCAGCGACGACGGGTCCAAGGTGGACAGTTTGCCGATATCACCCATGGCGCCCTGTAGCGGCCCGGTGACCCACTCCGGGTTCGTGGGCGTCTGAACGACGCGGCTGGTCTCGGTCTTGGTCGATTTGGACTTACCCATGAAGCGGCTTCCTCAATTCATCGCCATGCAGGCGAAATCCATCGGCGCGCAGCAGGCGCGCCCAGCCCTTGCGGCCTTCGATACTCACGTAGTCGCAGCCCATCGCCCGCCCCCAGGCTTCGACGCCGGGCTTCAGCGCCATAACCCCAGCCAGGTCGCCGCCGGCCAGCCAGACGTGCAGGGCGCGTCCGTCTGGTTCGTCTACGACTTCCGTGACCATGGCCGCGCTCTCGCCGGGCCAGATTTGGGCCTGACCGGTGCGCAGCGCGTGCTGCAGCTCATGTTCGGTCGTCTCGCCCAGGGCTGGGCGCAGCCAGGCGAGCCAGGCCAACCAGTCGGCAAGGCGCACTACCGCTTGCCCGCCGGCGCCAAGTTCACCGCGATCTGGCCCAGGCGCATGAAGGCGGGCAGAGACGCGCCCTCGAACAGCAGGCGGAACAGCCGACCGGAGCAACGGAAATCGACCTTGTCCTCGCCGGCCGCCATCGCAAACGGCCCCTTCACGTTCTCGTCGCCCTGAGGCTTGAGACGGCTGACGACCGTCACGTTAATCGGTCCCACCTGGTTCTTCACGTCGGGCCAGACGCCGAGCAGGAGCGCGGTCAGATCCTCGCTCAGGTATTGGTCTGCCGTCTCGATGGACCAGGCCAGCGGCTGGCCGTCGGCGCTCTGGCCGCGTTCGTGCCAGTAGACGTTCCCCTGAGGGGTCACGCCGATGGGATCGCCTGCCGGGCCGGCGTCAACAAAAGCTGATCGCGCCATACGACCGCGCGACCACCCCTGGCCGGCGAGGGAGAGCGCCACATAGCGGCTGTTCTCCGTCCCATCGCGATTGTCTGGGTAGTCCCAGCGGACTTCGGAGAAGCGCGAAATGGACGAGGCCACCACCTTGTCGGCCTGGGCCGGGGTCAGGTTGTTGAAAAGCTCGTCCCGGATGGCGCACGGGATCGGTTCGACGGTCCCGCCGAGGCCATAGCGATAGAACTGACCGTCGTTCCCCATCCAATACGCGGCCTGGCCCACCACCACGGCGGCGTTCGGGCCGATCAGCCCGCACTTCTGGGCGATCTGATCGAAACGCCAGATCTGATTTAGCGCGCCGACGAAGGTTCCGAGGAAGAGGCTGTGATTGGTCCAGACGAGCAGGTAGGGGCCGAGCACCCGGCCGGCTACGATCCGGCCGCCACCGGGGAGGATGTACTCGGCCGCCGTCGTCGCCGCGCTGGTCCGCCACTCAGTGTTCCGTCGCACCCCGGAATGGCGGATGCAGAGCGGGTTGAACTTGCCCGAGACCTCTTCATTGCAGCCGAGGGCGAAGATCATCTCTTGCGGCGCGATCAGGGCGAAGGTGCAGTTGCGGGGCGCGTTCGGGAGCGCTGCGGCCGGCGTGCCGGTGTTGTTGTCCCAGGCGTACAGCGTGCCGCCCCGCGGGTTGGCGACCAGCTCTTCGCCGAAAGCCCCGAAAGACCAGGTGCGCGGAAAATAATCGGCGGTGGACGGCTCGGAGTAGCCGCCGATGCTATAGGCCCCCGTGCTGTAGCCAGCGCCGCCGGTCCCATCGATCGAACCCGGCTGGAGGGCGCGCTGAGGCGCGAACTGCATTCCCGCGCCGCCCGTCGCCGGGACGTCAGCCTTAACCGCCGCCCCGCCGCCTGTGGCCGTCGAGGTCGCGTTGCTGCCGAAAGTGAACTTGTAGTGGTCGGCGTCGACCTTGGTGACGACGAAAGTACCGTTGGGCGTGATGCCTCCAACAGCCGTGGCGCCGGAGATCGTCACGCTCGTACCGTCGCTGATGTTGTGGCCGACCTCGGTGACGGTCACGGTCGGCTTGCCGTTCTCGACCGCCAGAGGGTTCGACGCGAGCGTCTTGGAGAGCAGCGCGTTCGAGGCTGCGGTGATGGTGAAGGTGTCCGGGTCCACGACGGTGACGACGTAGGTTCCAGCCGGCGCGATCCGGCCGACGCCAACGCCGCCAGACACGACCACGTTCTCGCCGTTCTGGAGGCCGTGGCCCTGCACCTTCATGGTCAGGAGCGGCGATCCGTTCGTCACGATGACGTCGGCGCCGCGAATGGTGAAGGGCGGCAGCGCAAGCGTCGGCGTGATCGTCGCCAGGAGGCCGCCGACCCAGACCTGAAGCGCTGAGTGCGTGCCGAGGGATCGCGCCATAGCCCACGTTCCACTCCAGCAGCGTTCCTCGCGGCAGCATCAGTTTGCTGTGGCCCGCCGCCCCGCCGCCGCCGCCGTAGTACGTGCCACCGCCGGTAACTGCGTCTACGTTGCCGGTAGCGCCACCGCCCGTGCAGAAAATCAGGGCCCATAGCGTTTCGGTCAGGGTGTACGAGCTGATACCCCAAGTGGGAAACAGCCTCGGCGTGGCCGTGTTGATGACGCCGACCAGATTTGGCAGCGACAGATTGCGCTTGCCGCTCATCCGCTGCCCGCGAAACCCCAGCAGGCCGCGCATTAGTACTTGCCGCCGATGGCCATGAAGGTCACGCCGTCCGCCACGGCGACGCCGATGGCGACCTCAAGCCCGATGCCAGGGCCGAGGATCAGCGGGTTGATGTCGCTGTACTCGAACGGCGTTTTGACCCCGGTGACGCCCGCGGCCGGCGCGGCGGGCGTGCCCGACAGACGGCCGTCGATGTACATCTTGGTCGCGCCAGACATCGAATAGAGCTGGAAGTGATTGGGCGACCCAAGGGCGCCGCTGTTGATGGCCCAAAGGCCCTCGATCCGCATGCCGTTGGGGTTATCGGCCGCCGCGATCAGCGTGACGGTCGCGGTCGGCGTGTCGATGTCGGTGTTCGCCGCCGTGCAGCGCACGGCGGCGCTCCACGGGGTCTGCGGCGACATGAAGCTGTTGGGTGTCGCGGACATCTGGGGCTCCTACAGGGCGAGGGCGAAAGCGGCGGCCAGGGTGGCGGCTTCGGCGAGGGTCGCGGCTTTGCGCGCGGCCTGGTCTGTCGGGTAGTCGGACAGATCGCCGACGACGATCCCGCGCCAGTTGGCGTGTGTGCCGTCGGTGCCCAGCAGCTTGCCGGCGTTGCCGCCCTGGCCGGGGAGGTCGATGGCGTTGAACGCCAGCGCGTCGGCATAGGCCTTGTTGACGATGCCATCGGGCTCGGTCGGGGGTCCGATGCGCGTGAACTGCGCACGCCGGAAATTCGCCCCGTCGCTGACCACCAGCCCGACCTCGCCGGGCCTGATCACGGCGGTCGCGCCGCCGCCTGTGGTCACGATCACATCGCCCGAGGCGTTGTTGCGGACGATGTACCACTTCTCCACGGCCGGCGCGGTGATGGTCCCGCCGGTGCCGCTGGTCACGTCCAGGAATGCGCAGCGGGCCTCATCCTCCAGGCCGTTCGCCGTGGTGAGGGTCTTAGCGCCGGAGAGAGCGAACGCGACGCGCTTGGCGATGGCGTCTTCCAGCGGCTGAAAAACCTGCTGGTTCAGGATCACGCCCCAGGCGTTCAGGTTGTCGCCCGGCGCCTGGTAGTTCAGGCGGAAGCGAAGAGACCACGTGCTAGGCAATGGCGGCTCCAGTGTCTTGCCTGATCCAGGCGACGCCGTTCGAGACGGCCAGAATGTCGAGATCGGCCACCCGCAGGACCCCGTTGGGCCAGTTGGCGGCAGGCGGGAGGTCCGCGGCGGCCACGGCGTAGACCACCACAGGCTGGCCGGGTTGCTGCAGCTGCGCGATGGCGTCCACGACCGCCTGAAAGAACGGTCGCGGGTCCTGCCGGGCGTCTACCGGCGCGACGAGGCCAGCCATCAGCCGAGCCGGATATCGTACGCTTGTGGTCGCCGAAGCGCGGGGTCGCTGCGAAGCTTGCTATGCGCCCGGCTCTGATTTTCCTTGTTGGTCGCTTCCTGCATGGCGACGTCGAAGCGCCCTTGGAACAAGGCCATCAGATCGGCGTCGCGTAGGAAGGGTGCCGCTTCGAGCAGCGTCCCGAACAGGTAGAGGTCGGGGTAGTCGGTCAGGATCGGGTTCGTGGGTTCGGCGTCGGAGAGCGCGAACCTGCGTAGATGGCGCAAGGTTACGGCGTAGGCCTGGTCAGCGGGCCGCTCGAAGAGGAGCGATCCGCAGTCGATGGCCCAGAACTCGGGCCGGCCAGCGGTCGAATGTGCCTCCATCAGCGCCGGGTCGATGAAGCGCAGCTCGTCGCAGCCCCACATATGCACCGAGACGGCCTCTGAGAAGGTCGCCGGCAGGGTGATGGCCCGCGATCCTGGAGTGGCCTCCAGTGCGGCGTTGACCTCGTTCATTCGGCCTCGGAACAGCCGGTTCAGGCGGCTTTCGGCCAGAACGATGAAGTCTGGGATGCGCGGGTTCAGGTCCGAGCGCTCCAGCCACTCGGCGGTCGCGCTCTTGAGGTCGCTGTAGGTGGACAGAGACATAGGGAACTCGCCTGTTCGGTGAACGCGGATTGACACCCGGCCCCAAGTGCGTTGGTTAACGCTACCTAGGGGAGAGTTGGTATGTTGAAGATGCTCGGCGCGGCTGTGGCCGCAGGTACGTTGATATGGGCGAGCGCTGCGGGCGCGGCGCAGGTGGTCACTTTCGACGCCAGCCGCTTTCCGACTGACGAGTTTTACATCGTTTGGGAGGACTGGAGACCGCCAACCTCCGGCCAACTGGTCAGGGTCACGCTCACTTGGAACGAGCTGAACTTCGAACCCGACACCGGCCTTATCGCGGAGTACCGGGGTCACTTCTACTACTGGGAAAATCTCACCAACGAGATCCGCAGCAATGACCTATATTCGTCCTCCTTGATGTCGTACTGGCGCACGATCCGCATGGAGATGCCGTCGAAGACCTCGCGCGCCGAGAAGTCGACGCCCTTGGGCATCACCAGGTCGGCAGTCGCGAATGCGAAGGCGCCCTTCTGGTAAAGCAGCGAAGTTCCCGAGAGCTTCGACGCCGTGCCGAGCACGGTCACGGCCGCGGTCGCCGAGGTGGTCGGAATGACCACGTTCTGACGCGCGCCGCCCGTGACGATAGCCGGCGAGATGTTGATGTTGCCCGCGCCGCCCGCAGCGTCGTCGGTGACGACGAACTGCATGGGAACGCCGGTAGACAGGCGGCTTTCCGGGTGAACCCGGAAGACGTTCCCGATGGTAATGACGTCGCCCTTCTTGAAGGTGCCGGTCCCGGTCGCGAGGGTGATGGTCGAGATCGGGGTTTCCGAGTTCGCCGGGATCACGCCGACCAGGGTGGACGTGGTGTAGGCGCCATTCGCCGCGCCGCGGGTATGCGACGGCCACAGGGTGTTTTCCATGAAGTCGAAGCCGGCGGTGCGGCCCATGTAGCCTTCACGGTACTGCTCGCCGAGCGACTTCTGGTCGTTGAACAGGCCCTTCAGCGCGTCCACCAGGTCGGTGTTGTTCTGCGAGTTCAGGTTCGCATAGCGCTTGCTGAGCGGCGCCAGCGCATCGACGAGCTTCTGCCGGCCGTTCAGGACATCACGCCAGGTCGGGGCGCCGGTCAGCCAGATCGACTGGGCGACGTCCTTGTACATGGACATGGCGTCGGCCTCGATATTGGCCGCGAGTACCGACATGGCCGGCTCCAGGATGCGGTCCGAGAAGTCGTCCAGTGAGAGGGTCAGATCGACCGAGTTGAAGTTGAGATCGACGCCCCTCTGGGTGCTGACCTTGAGGTTGACGCTCTGCTCTTTGGTGTCCTGAGCGACCAGCTGGCGGCCGTTGCGGACCACGTACTGGTTCGGCAGGCGCACCTTCAGGGTGTCGCCGATCTTGGCGCCGGGCTTGGCGAAGCTGTCGTCATACTCGCGGGTGATGGAGCCCACGAAGTTCAGCTTCTGGTGCAGGACGCGCAGGGCCTCGCGGGTGATCGCGGTACCCTTGCGCTTCGGCGTAGCCGGGCCGTAGTCGGTGAGGGTGTGGCAGGACCCGAAGCCCTGGATCACGGGAAAGCTCATCGGTTCGTCGCGGTCGTCGATCATGCCGCCCATCCTCTCCGTGCTGGCTTGCCCCTGTGGTCCTCGCCGTTCGCCGTCTCGATCATCTGGCGGCGGTTGACCGCGAACTCGCCGAACGCATCGGAGCCGTGGCTTGCGCTGTCGTGCAGCGGGCCGGTGTAGGCGCTCAGGCTGCGGTTCCAGCGTTTGCGGTAGGACCGGAGCCGCAGCAGGCCGGTGGCGCACCGCTCGGCGTCGAACCAGGTGATCGGAATGACCTGGCGCGAGGCGTTGATGCGGTCCTCAGGATCGGCCGCAACGCCAACGCTGATGCCGCCTAGGCCGAGGCCTTGAAGCGTCTCGTAGCGGCTGCGCGCCCCAGCCCCCAGCTCCCGGACCATGACGTCGTGCGGGAGGTAGTGCGTGCCGTAGACGTAGGGCTTGCTGGCGATGGCGTCGCGGACGATGGACTGAAGCCCTTCGCCCGACGTCTCATAGTAGTCGATGGCCCGAACCTGTTGGCCGGACTGCTGGAAGAACCAGATAGCGGTGTAGTCGTCGACGCCCAGGTCCCAGGCCGTGTCCACCTTGAGCGCCGGGTCATAGGGCACGGGTCCAACCCGATTGCCGTCCTCGGCAGCCTTGATGAGGCTGGCGTAGTAGGCGCCAGGCGTGGCCGCGTCGAAGTCGACCAGATATTCCTGGTTGAACATCGCCTCGCCGTCGTCGGCGCCGTTCTCGCTGATCAGCTCGGCCTTTTCCTTGGCGAGCTGTTCGGCCGTGAAGACCCCCGTCTCGGTCGCCTTCGACTTCATCGTGAACCACGTCTGGTCCAGTGCTCGTGCGTCCCATGCTCTTGTGGCGTGGTTCCGGCCGCGCGGCGTCCAGATGAAGAGCGCCCAGCCGCCGTTCTCGGCCAGGATCGGGCGCAGATAGGTCCAGGCCTCCGGCTTGGCCAGCGCCCACTCCGAGAGCACCACGCCGACCGGCGGCGAGCCGACGAGGCTGTTGTAGTTGTCGGAGCCGAGAACCTGCCACGTCGAACCGCTCTTCAGCTCGATGAGCATTTCCTGTTCGTGCTTGCGGCGCCGGATCTCAGGCGGGAACGCCTCGTCGATGCGCTTCATGCCCGTGTGCGGGTTCACCGCACCCCAGATCGCCTTTCGGGCCTGAGACGCCTCGGGCAGCATGTGCCAGTAGGTGCCCGGCCGCTGCATCGCCGAACAGGCGGTCCAGTGCAGCGCTACGTCGTCCTTGCCCCAGCGCCGGTGCGCAGCGACGTCCGCCCGAAGCCCGCCGTTCTCCAGGTAGCCCCAGAGCTTGCGCTGGTACGGCCGAGGGTCCCAGCCGTTCGGAAGCTCAATCGCCATCCGTCTCGGGTGTGTAGCGCTTGATGTTCACGACCAGACCAAGTTCGCCATCGACCGTCGCATCTAAGGCCTGGCGAGGCTTTCCGTGGCCCCGATCGAGAAGGCTGTTCGCTGCCGCGACCTTCGCCGCGGCGCTGTCGCCGTTGGTGGCGACATCGACCAGCACGGCCAGCGCTAGCTCCGTGTACTGCTGCGCGGCCTCTCGAATGTCGGCCGTCGCCTTGTTGACGACGCCCTTCGGACGGCCTGCGCCAGCGCGTTTTCCGCCTCTGGCCATTTTTGATTTCTTTGATTGTTTTTCAAACGTGCTGCTAGCTTGGCCTTATGAAGCCTTTGCCCGCTTTCGTTGTCGCTGGCTGCGGAGCCGCGCTGTGGGCTCTCGTGTGGACAGGGAGCCTCGTCGAAGCCGCGCGAACAGGCATCCTACTGGCGCTGGTTGCGGCCGGAATTATGTTTGGCAGATCCCAGAAATGAGAACCGCCCTGCGTGCTGTCTTGGAGGTCGGCGCAGCAAAAAGCCCGCCGGGTGGGGCGGGCTCTAGGCGCTCTGCGAGCGATGGGAAGATTCTGCCGGAGAACGCGCGCAAACACAAGGGCTTGCTCGCAGAGGATCAGATCGCTTTCCGCTATCGGATGGCCCTAAAGACAGTCCTCGGGTCGGAAAGAAACGGGCCACCCTGAGGGGTGGCCCTATCAGTTTTAGCCGGTCACTACGAGCGGGCGCCAACGGACCGGGCCCGCAAGCGGAGGGTGTTGATGGTGGTTCTGGGGCGGGAGGGGATCACCCTTATTGGCGGCGATCTCCCGGCCACAGCCGTCGCAGCGATAAATCCCTGAAAGGGGGACTGTCTGAGACGGGCCATACACGTAGTCAAAGGCGGGGCCGTTGCCGAAGCGGAGGTTTGCGGCTTGGTTGTAGACAGCCATGACGGCGGTCCCTTTCTGAAAAGGGACCCCTCAACCTAGTCAACACTCGCGATCCAACCCGGTTGTCAGGCTAATGTGGCGTGTGTATAAACAAGTGCTTCTTGTGACGCGGGTTGAGAGGCCCGGGGTTGCAGATAAGCCTGCGGTGTGCGCTAACACCCGCAGGCTTTTTCATTCTAGGCCAAGCCGCACCGATTCTCCGAATCCTTACCAAGGACCTTCTGCCAGCTGCGACATTTTGTCGCGGCGCCTCTGGGCGGCGGTGCTTACAGCAGAGCGGTAGTGGAGTAGTGTGGTCAGGCAGCAATTCGAGATCTGCTGTCCGAATTGAGCAGCAAATCCAACGCCACTCGTAGCACCGCCTCCAGCTCGCCCGCCCGCCGGTCATTACCTCCCGCCAACTCTCGTAGCGTCCGCCCGGCGCCGCAGACGCCATCCATGACCGTCAGCATGTCGACCTGGCCGCGGAGAATTTCTGAGCGCGCCTGCTCCAGCCAAGCCTTAGACGCAGCCGAGGCGACGTAGGCGCTCTGCAGGCGCAGCCATGGCGCGCTTCCGCCGCACGATGCGCTGTCGTCGATGCACGAGCGGATCGAGACGCCCTGGGCGTCGCGGACAGCATCGCGCCACTGCTTAGCAGTCGAGATCTGCGTCGCCGTCAGGCGCCTCTTCTTGATCAGCCAGAGGAGGCCGTCTCGGTCCTGTGGCGGAGGGAGCTTGGCGACCTTCGGCGGCGCGTTCGGGTCGGCCGGCGCGTGGCGGGGGGCAACAGGTGCGATCTTCCGCGAGGCCCGCTTCTGGCGAGCACGTTCCGCCTTCGACGTCATTCCTCATCTCCCAGATCGTTCATGTGCCGATAGATGACGAGCTTTCGCAGTGCGGAGAGATACAGTTCCCACGATCTGCCGCGTAGCCGGCCAGTACGGAAAGCAATGCGATCAGGGGACCGCATAATTTCCACAAGGGTGAGGTACTCGTCCCGCTCTAGCTCGCGCTCGACCAGCTTCAGTTGCTCCCGCGCGGCAGAAGCGCGCGTGGTGTCGGCAGACTTTAGATCTTGTCGCAAACGGCAGAACCACCTCCAGGCAGCGTCTTGCTTCTGCGTCGGTCCGCCGTCGTTCCAATCGCGCTGCCGCGTCCGTTCAAGCACTGGTTCTTCGGGCGCGGGGACGCTGCGACGCTCCTGGGCTCGTGCTTCCTCCTTGGCGATGGCGGCGCGGTATTCAGCCAGCGCCTGCTTTTGACCCGCCTTCCGCTTTCTCAGCCGTTCGGCCTTCGACGTCATTCTTCACCCTCGGCGAAAATCCTGACCATTCGGGCGACCCACGCCTGCCGTTTTGGCGGCATGGCCGCGACCAGCTCGACGATCTCCCGAAGGTCGCTCGTCACCCTCAGGCTGAGAGCGAGGGCGTCTTGCTCCCTTCCCAGTTCGCTTGGCGGAAAGAGGTCCACCGGGCTGATCTTCAGCGCCTTGGCCATGTTGCAGAGGCGC